TGAGCAATTGGAAACGTTCTGCTCTTGAACAGATAAAAAATAATTAAATAAAAACTCCCCTAAGAATATCTTATGATACTCTTAGGGGATTTTTTTATTAGCTTACGAAATCTTTAACCTAAATCAATATTTCTAGATTTAGCTGTCATGGTTTGTCTATTATACTCCTGAGCTTCTTCAATATTCTTTTCAGATTCTGATATATTTTCTTTTAAGTTTAATACATCACCAAGCATACTAACAATATAACCAACTTGCTGTCCAGTTAGTGCATTCTTTTGTTTAAAGTCAGACATAATATCTCCATAAGGAGAACTACTAAGTGCCATTTCTATTTGACTTGCTATTCTTTTAGAGATCTTATATTTTCTATCATCCCATTGCGCTAATGTTTCTTTCTTAACTGGCTCTGTAGTTGTAACCATTTTATTTTTAGAGGGATCCCATTGTGTTACCTCTACTGTCTGGTTTCTATGCCATTTTTCTTGAAGATTTTTCTTAATAAATTTAACTAAATTTGCATAGGGATTACCCATTCCTTTAGCTCTCTCTCCTGAGAAAAGCTCTGCAATTTTTCTGAACCTACCACTAGGATCTGGCCGACCATCTTTCAGCATAGTATATGAGTCAGTATCTTTTGCGAGTGCATCTAGTGCAAGCCTACGTTCTTTATGATACCAATCAAAAACTTTTTGAGCTGCACTTTCATTAAGCATATCTCGCTTATGAGATTTGTTAGCAGCCTCTCTAACACTTCCTAAAGTAGCAGAGTCTACTAGAAAAGCATCAAAGATTTGTAAGACAAATGGATTTGAAACTCCTTCTTTACTTATTGCACCTAAAGATTTAGCTTGCTCTTTAATAAAATTCCAAGTCCCTGTTGGTACTAGTGTATCTGTTTTACTATCATATCTATTATTTGAAAATACAGTTGCTGCCATATTAGCATCAAATGCTTGAACTAAAGCTGCAAGAATTCTACTTGCAGTCCACCCACCAATTTCAGGTTCACTATCAGGTCTAAGTCTTTCAGCTTGTGCACTTGCTTCTCCCTTATAAGTAGTCTCTGTCACCTGACCTGACTTAGTTATCTCGCCTGGCTTAGCTCTCCAACCAAGCTCTTGATCTTTATGGTATTGTACACCAGCAGCAAAAGTTAATAAGCCATTAGGCTGTCTGATCGGAATCATTTCATTTAAAAGTACAGATTGCCAAGCAACATTCTTAACAGTATCCATAGTTTGAATAGCTTCAACATCCATAGTTTGAAATATAGAATCAACTAACATTGTATGTAAGAAGCTAACGATTGTACTACGTTTTAATTTATGTGTAGCTTCGATTTGTTTTATAGTATCACTTAGAAATATTGTTTTTTCTATATGCCTTTTTAACGATTCAATATCTTGACCATAACCCATAGTCATAGGAGATTTCTTTAAAAAGTTTTCTCTATCAGAGATAGCTTCTGTTAATACGGTTTGTAAAGCATCATCAATATGATCACCAACCTTTTCTCTATAAGCTGCAAAGTCTGTGCTCTCAAGAGTTGCTGCAAATTGTTGTAGCATATGATCTGCCATTGCATCTCTTAAATCTTTGTACTCATCAGTATTTAATTTCTGTATAAAAGGAATTCCAGTTATCATACCAGATCTTTTACCAATACTCTTACTACCAAATAACATACCCATAGATGTAGGACCATGCGTCTGACCATCCATTTCAAATGTCTGTTCATCTATAAATTGTTTAGTATCTTTCTTAGCAGCAGTGTACTCAGCTAATGCCATTAAATAATCAGCTTGTCTAACTGCATCCATTTCAAATTTAGCTAGATATACTTTTAAAGGTTCACTTAAAGGATCGAGTGATTGATATACTT